TTTCAATTATATTATGATTACTTTGCTAAGGAAGTTCGTAAATCAAGCTTGATACATACAGTAATCTGGTTAAAATCAATCAGCAATGCTCTCGGATATGACTTCGAAGAATGTTTTGAACTGGCTTACCAAGAAATCAAAGACCGCAAGGGTAAATGGATTGATGGTTCGTTTGTAAAAGAGGAGGATTTATAAAATGAAAAAACTAGGTATTGTTTTAGGTGCTGTATTTGTAATCGTTGTATCGCCATTTGTGGTTCAGTATGGATGGAATGAAATCATCACAACGATTGTCCCAGTTGGTAAAATTACAGTCTGGCAAGCATTAGGGATGGATGCACTACTATCTTTCATCTGGCCCGTATTATCTAGCAAAAAAGAATCTGAAGAGGATTATTCGTATGCTGTAAAAAGTAGTATTTCAAAAATCATTACATGTGCATTTTTGATATGGTTAGCTAGTTTGTTTATTTAAGGAGGATTTGGCATGATACCGAAGTACAGAATGTGGGATAAAGAATTGCAAACAATGCTAGATGTTTCTTTGATAGATTTTAAAAAAGGTGTTTTAGTTGGTGAGCATTGGGAATTTGGTGAAACAAATTTCATGAATTTTGACGAAATCGTACTCATGCAGTCAACAGGATTGGTTGATAAGAACGGCAAGGAAATATTTGAGGGGGATGTTGTCAAAATGTCTAAGGATGTCTATTCTGAACCGACTTATTATGAGGTTGTAAGACATAGAGGTGGAGCATATCGTCTTGAATCTAAACAACACGAATGTGAATTGTGGTTACGACATACGGATTGCGAGGTCGTGGGGAATATCTACGCAAACCCAGAGCTTTTGGAGGAAAAATAATGAACCCAGAAATAATTGATAACATAAACAAACCAAGTCACTACCAAGGCGCAAACGGTCTTGAAGGTATTGAAGTGATTGATAATTTTATTGGTAATCTGCAAGGAAAGGCAGCATGGAGCTGGGGTAACGCAATCAAGTATATGCTTCGGTTTCAGAAAAAGAACGGTCTTGAAGACCTGAAGAAAGCACGTAAGAACCTTGATTGGCTTATCGAGGAGATGGAGCATGAGAATTAAAACATTAATGGGAACAATCATCAATGTTGACAGGATAAAGCGCAGTATCACAGTTGAGGGTATTGAATTAGGCTCAGATTGCCGTGCTTTAGTATCTAAACACAAAGATGGTACAGGTACAATAACACTAGTTTTTGATGGGAAAATAATTTAAAAAAGGAGTAAAAACAATGTTTACACAATACAATCACGAAACAGGAAAAACGACACTTACAAAACTTGCTAAGGGCGGTATCATTACAGTGGTAGCTGTTGCTTCACTTGGTATTTTTCGTCTCACGGCTGTGAAGCGTATCCCAGCTAATACAGTTGGGGTTAAGGTTAGCGCAATTGGTGGTGTTCAAGAAAACACCCTGCAAACAGGATATCATCTAAAAATGCCATTTATTGACAAAGTCTACACTTTATCTACATCTGTTCAAACAAAAACGATGGAGAAAATCACAACTCAGACAAAAGACGGTCAATGGTTAAATACTAATATCGATGTGAAATATCGTGTCAATAAAGAAAAGGCTATGACAGTCTTCTCTAATTACACAGACTTAGAAAACGTTAATAATAGCGTAGTATCTCCTGCTGTTCAGCGTGCTATTGAATCTGTAACAGGTAATTACGATATTTACGATATCCTCGGTAATAAGCGTACAGAAGTTTATGAAATGATCGACAAAGCTCTCAAAGAAAAATTTGAGTCTTACGATTTGGAGTTTGTATCCTTTACCATCACAGACCAAGACGCAGGAGATGAGATTGAAGCAGCAATCAAAAATGAATCGGTCAAACAAAAGGAAATAGATACAGCTAAACAGGAACAGGAAAAAGCTAAGGTTGAAGCCGATACCAAGAAAGTTCAAGCTCAAGCCGAAGCAGACGCAGGTATCATCAAAGCAGAAGGCGAAGCCAAGGCCAACAAAGCTAAGTCAGATTCAATCACAGATAATCTTATCCGAATGAAAGAAGCAGAAGCCAGAGAGAAGCATGGCTGGGTCACTGTTAATGGTGCAGGTAGTGTGATCACGAATAAAGAATAAAATAAAAAAGCCAAGACACTCTCTGTCTCAGCTATAATCTCAATAATATTATTATATCACAAAGGAGATAGAGAGTGAACAAGGCTAAAGAACTATTGAAAGAATTACAAGACCTTGACATGGACATCCAAAGCCGTATAGATGAAATCAATGAGCTTGAGGCAGGTTTGCTCTCAAGTCCTAAGTGGTCCGATGTCAAAGTCCAAGGTGGTCAAACTAGAAAAGTTGATGACGTCTATACTCAGCTTGTCGTGATGAAAGAGGCTATAGAGCAGGATACTAAAGTGGTCATTAACAGAAAACTTGAATTAGGTAGAATGATCAACAGGCTTAAAAATCCAAAGTACAGAGCAATCTTGAGAATGACATATATTACTAAAACGTATATCGAGGATATTTGTGATAAGTTATCAATCAGCAAGAGCTCGTATTACAGCATGCGTAAGATTGCTATTGAAGAGCTGGAGGTGATTTTGGAATAATTTGGAATTTCTTGAGTTATCTGGAGAATATCTTGAGAATATGTGTTAATCAAAATAATCTTGATGTGCACTGTAACGATAATCTGTTAGAATGGTAGTGTCAAGAATTGAAAAGAGAGGTCTCAGAATTTGGTAGATGGTTACCTGAAATCAGGGTGTCGTAAAGGCGTTGAGGGTTCGAGTCCCTCCCTCTATTTCGTTCATTGACGTCTCCTTTATATTTTTCATTTTATTTCCGAGGTTTCGGCCTCGTTTTGGCGGTGACAGGTAAGTAGTTTTCTTTCCTATGTATTTTCAAACTTTTCGGTTCGATTCCGAGCATCGCCGTAATGACTACAAAAAAATAAATCAGAAAATTGATTTCTAATTAACAAGCAAGGTAGTAGTCGTCTTGCCGAAAGGTCACACATCGTGTGGCTTTTTTGATTTACAAAATAAACAAATCAGGGAGGAGGGCATGGAAAAAAGCGAACTAGCACGCAAAGACTATGAGGCAGGAATGAAGTACAAAGACATTGCTACTAAACATGATGTCTCAATCAACACAGTCAAATCATGGCAACGTAGGCATAATTGGACTCGTATAAAAAAGGGTGCACCCAAAAATCCAAGAGGTGCACCCAAAGGGAATAAGAACGCAGTTGGTCATGGAGCGCCTAAAGGCTCGCAAAATGCCCTTAAACACGGCCTGTTTGCTAAGTATCTACCGCAAGGAGTGCATGAGATATACGAGCAACTGGCAGATAAGCAACCAATTGATATTCTTTGGGAGAACATTCAGCTAACTTATGCTAATCTTTTACATGCCCAGCGCATTCTGTACGTTCAGGACGTTGATGATACAACCACTATGCTTATTGCAAGCACAGCAAAAGGCGGAGAAAGCTATGAAGTTCACACTGCTTGGGATAAGCAGGGTAAGGCATTAGCTGCAATTGCAAGAATACAGTCAGAACTTAGAAATATGATTAAAACATATGATGAATTGACTCGCTCAAGCCTTGCTACAGAGGAACAGAGATTGAGAATTGAAATTCTGAAATCTAAACTACCTGACAATGAACCTGAGAACGTTCATGATGATGGCTTTATCAAAGCATTAGAAGGGATAGTCGAAGAAACGTGGCGAGAAGAAAAATAAAGACCAGTACATTCGAATTCCAACCTTTTAGCAGAAAGCAGAATAAGGTGCTAAGTTGGTGGCTTTGGAACTCTCCAGTTCATGAGTCAGAAGGCATTATTGCTGATGGTGCTATCCGTTCTGGTAAGACTGTCTCTATGAGCCTAGCCTTTGTTATCTGGGCGATGACATCATTCAACCATCAGAACTTTGCGATGTGTGGGAAGACAATCGGCTCTTTCAACCGTAACGTCCTGAAACTGTTGTTGGTTATGATACAGTCAAGAGGTTTTAGCTACGTCTATCATCGGACGGATAACTTGATAGAAATCTCAAAAGGCGACGTGTCGAATGATTTTTATATCTTTGGCGGTAAGGACGAGAGTTCACAGGATCTTATTCAAGGTTTAACGCTGGCAGGAATCTTTTTCGATGAAGTGGCGCTTATGCCTGAGTCCTTTGTTAACCAAGGTACAGGGCGTTGCTCTGTTACAGGCTCCAAGTGGTGGTTTAACTGCAACCCAGACGGGCCTTACCATTGGTTTAAAGTCAACTGGATAGACAAAGCAGAAACAAAGAATATGCTTTATCTGCATTTTGATATGGACGATAACCTTTCTCTTTCAGAGAACATCAAGAAGCGATACAGAAGTCAATATCAAGGTGTTTTCTATCAGCGCTATATACAAGGACTTTGGACGGTTGCAGAAGGTATTGTCTACGATATGTTCAGTAAGGATAAGCATGTTGTATCAACCTTGCCAGAAATGAGCAAGCTGGGCAAATATGTTTCGGTCGATTACGGTACGCAAAATGCGACCGTTTTTCTTTTGTGGGAAAAAGACATCAATGGCAAGTATTACTTAACAAGGGAATACTACTATTCAGGTCGTGACGAGAACGTGCAGAAAACAAACGCTGAGTATGCTGATGATTTAACGGCTTGGCTAGGAGATACGAACATCGACCGTATTATTATTGACCCGTCTGCTGCTTCATTCATTGCTGAATTGAAGAAGCGAGGATATAAAATCAAAAAAGCAAGAAATAATGTCCTTGAAGGTATTCGTTTTGTTGGGTCTATGCTAGGTCAAGAGAAAATAGCAGTGCATGAGAGCTGTGTGAATACGTTGAAAGAGTTCCACGCTTATGTCTGGGACGAGAAAGCCTCTGCGAATGGCGAGGACAAGCCTATCAAACAGTTCGACCACGCAATGGACGCCCTGCGTTATTTCTGCTATACAGTATTATTCAAGTCAGGAGGTATGACTGTTTGGAAATAGAAGTAATTAAAAAAATAATCTCGTCGCAGATGGTCAAACATGGAAAGTTTGTCTCACAAGCAGCTGAAGCTGAGAAATACTATCGCAACGAGAATGATATTAAACGAAAGCGTAAGCCTGCCGACAAGAAAGGTGCAGAGAACGAAGCGAAAGCAGAAGATAATGCCTTTCGTAATGCTGACAACCGTATTAGTCACAACTGGCACCAGTTATTGCTTGACCAGAAAAAGGCTTATGCGTTGACCTATCCGCCTACCTTTGATGTGGACGATAAAAGCGTCAACGATAAGATTGTAGACGTCTTAGGAGACGATTATGAACGTATCAGCAAGCAACTTTGTGTGAATGCAGGAAATGCTGGCATCGCTTGGCTTCACGTTTGGAAAGACGCTAGTGATAATTCGTTTAGATACGCTTGCGTGGACTCAAAAGAAGTGATACCAATCTACTCAAAGTCTTTGGATAAGAAGTTGATTGGGGTACTGCGAGTTTATTCTAGCATAGATGAAACAGACGGTAAGAATTATACTGTTTACGAATACTGGAACAACAAAGAGTGCTCTTTCTATCGTCATGAAGAAAATAAGCCACTGGATGAATTAGAGACATTCCAAGCAATCTCTTTGATTGATACCATGAATGGCGACCGCTCTAGCGACAACACTTTCAAACATGATTTTGGTCTTGTTCCTTTTATTCCATTCAAAAATAATGAAATCGAGACCAACGACTTGAAACCAATCAAAGACCTAGTCGATGTTTACGACAAGGTGTTTAGTGGGTTTGTCAATGATACAGATGATGTTCAAGAGGTTATCTTTGTTCTTACAAACTACGGTGGACAGGACAAGCAAGAGTTTCTAGAAGATTTGAAACGCTACAAGATGATTAAGATGGACAACGACGGCATGGGAGATCAGTCGGGAGTTACAACTATTGCGATTGACATTCCAACCGAAGCAAGAAATCTGATTTTAGAGCGGACTAAGAAACAAATCTTTATCAGTGGTCAAGGGGTTAACCCTGAAACAGATAAGCTGGGGAACAGTTCTGGTGTTGCTTTGAAGTTCCTATACTCACTTTTAGAGTTAAAAGTTGGGAATATGGAAACTCAGTTTAGAAGTGGATATGCTACGCTTGTTAAGATGATCTTGAAACATCTAGGATTTTCCGACAAACTCAAAATCAAGCAAACATGGACACGGAACTCAATCAATAACGATACAGAAATGGCTCAAGTAGTTTCTACTCTTGCAACTATCACCTCAAGAGAGAACGTAGCTAAATCGAATCCAATTGTAGAAGATTGGCAGGATGAACTACGCTTGCAGAAAGCTGACCAAGAGGAACGCCCTGAAAAAGCCTACGATATGGAAGAGTTAGAGCATGAGTCGGAAGCTGAATAAAGAAGAGAAAATTGCCTTTATCGAATCCCTTGACGACCTCAGCCGAGAAGAGAAAGACAGATTACTATATGAGCTGGCTCAGATTGACGACCTCAGCGAGATAATAGACTACATCGATAATTTATACCGCAGAACACTAAAACGCATTACAGGGCGTTTAGAGGCGTTTGAGAGGGTATCTAAAAATCGTAGTGACATATTGCCATTTTATTTGTTATCCCTGACTAAGACCGACCAATTAAAAACCAAGCAAGAGATTGCTGGCTTTGTCAAGAAACATCCTGATTTAACAGATTGGTCAAGGTCAATAAAGGTCAAAACAAATGCAGATGCCTTGTTTGCTGGTGTTGAGATGGATATCGCTGAAATGACTGGCAAAATCAACAAGCGAATAGAAACACATCTCAAGCAAACCTACCAAGAAACCTACTTAAATCGTGCTTACAACTACCATAAACAGACCAAAAGAGAACCGAATTTCAAGCCTGAGCGCCTAGAAGAAGAGTATCTTCAAAAGGCAATCAACGAAAACTTCAAAGGCAAGCGGTTCTCTGAGCGTGTTTGGGGTAGCAACATGGACGAACTGGTTAATAGAGTAGAATCGCTTGTAACCAACGATTTAAACCGAGGTTATCCGATAGACCAGTCCAGTAAACTTCTAGCAATTGAGTTTGAACGTGCTCGCAATCGTGCAGTGACTGTTTTGCAGACGGAAACGAACGGAATTCAGGCTCAGGCAACATTAGATGAATACCAAGACGACAATATCAAGAAGTACAGGTATCTAGCGACCTTAGAAGTTCACACATGCCCTATTTGTGGCGAGTTAGACGGTAAGGTATTTCTTGTTAAGGATGCAGAAAAGGGTGTGAATTATCCTACTATGCACCCTCACTGTCGATGTACGACGGTTCCTGCCTTAGAAAAAGGTGGGAAACGCTATGCAAGAGATATCGAAACAGGGACAGGCTATGAGGTTGAAAGCGGTCAGACCTTCAAGGCTTGGCGAAAGCAACAACTTGATAAATATGGCCAGACTGCTATCAAGGACAAGCTACAAGCTGAACGATTGGAAAAGGACAGAGTCCGCAGAACCAAGGAACAGTTCATAGCTTATAGGCAGGTTTTAGGCCCTCAAAATATACCCAAAACATTTGCAGGCTTCTATGATTTGAAGTATAATGATGTTGAGGGATACAAGGAACTAAAAGACCGTATCAGATGGACAAAGTCCAAGTTTCCTACTGAGAAATCTTTAAATGGACATTTCAAGGACCATGGGAAAGAGTTCGGCGATATAACCATTGAAGAATACCAAAAAATGGCATCTGATTTGTTATCAAAACCGACATCGGACAAGATATTGGGTTATCAGACGGAACTTAGACGAGTGCGCTATGATATCGATAACAATATCTATGTTTTGGGTAATCCTAAAGTACATAAAATAAATACAATGTTTAAACCAGACTTAGGAAGGGAGTATTACGATGGAGAAATCGCAAAAGACTTGGGAAATTGATGGATATTTATGGCTTCATTGCCCTGTTTGTGGGACTGAAGTTATGGACTATGATATCTGTGATGTCTGCCATTGGCAAAATACAGGTATTATAAATATTGATGGCGGTCCAAATAAAATGACACTTGCGGAGGCTAAAGAAGCTTACGCAAAAGGCTTACCAATTAGATAAACAAGCACCTAGAGAAATCTAAGTGCTTTTTTCGTACTCAGAAAGGAGTAAAGACATGGAAGATTGGAAAGCAAGATTTAAAAAAGAATACTACGAATTGAGAGAACGATTCCAAAAGTTGGACAGGATGATTAGTTTATACGAAAAAGGACAGATAGAGTTTCAACCTAAATGCTCCATTGATTTGTTAAAAAGTCAGCGTTCAACCATGTGGAATTATTTAAAAATTCTAGAACAACGTGCAAAAATTGAAGAAATCAAACTGTAGAAATCTAACCGCATCGAAATCGAGGCGGTTTTCTTATGCCCTGAACATGGCGTTAAAAGGTTCAAACATTGGACAAGTCCGTAGTCCTAATAAAAGCGGAGCGACTGGTGATGGAGAACACCTAAAAAGCCTAGCGTAGAGGAAAGGATTTTCAAAATGAAAAAAGAACAACTGGCAAACATCGGCTTAACTGAAGACCAAATTTCTCAAGTCTTCGCTTTGCATGGCGCGGATATCCAAAAGTTAAAGGATGATGTGGCAAGTAAAGATAGCGAATTGGAGAGCGTGCGTGGACAGCTGACACAACGTGATAAAGACTTGAATGATTTGAAGAAAAAAGGCGCAGATGTTGAAGATATTCAGCAAAAGCTAGCAGACTTACAAGCTAAGTACAAGCAAGATACAGAAGCGCTTGAGATGAAATTAGCAGATGAGAACAAATCTCGCTTAATTGATGCTGAATTAACAAAAGCTGGCGTTCGAGACGCAGAAATTTTTGGAAAAATCTTAAACAAAGACGAAATCTCTGTAAAAGATGGCAAATTGATTGGCTTGACTGAGCAAATCGAAGCTCAGCGTGCCAAGAGTCCATATCTATTTAACGGGGAGAAACAAGCCCAGTACACGCCAAATCAAGGCGATGGGCAAGGTGCTAATTTAGGAAATTGGGAAACTGCTATGAACAATCCTGACTTTAACCTAACTCAATTTTTAGAACAACAAGGAGAAAATAACTAATGGCTAATGAAATTACAAAAATTTTAGACACGATTACACCTCAACAGTACAATGCCTACATGCAACAGTACACAGCTGCTAAATCTGCTTTCATTCAAAGCGGTATCGCAGTATCAGATGAGCGTGTATCTAAAAATATTACATCTGGTGGTCTTTTGGTCCACATGCCTTTCTGGAATGACCTTACTGGTGATTCTGAGGTTCTCGGAAATGGCGATAAAGCCCTAGAAACTGAAAAAATTACTGCTGGAGCAGACATTTCCTGCGTTCTTTATCGTGGACGTGGTTGGGCTGCCAACGAATTGACTGGTATTGTAGCTGGTTCTGACCCAGTACGTGCTATCTTGAATCGTATCGGTGCTTATTGGTTGCGTGAAGACCAAAAAGCCTTGATTGCTACTTTGAATGGTATCTTTGCTACTGGAACAGGTGGTGAGAAAGGTGCGCTTGAAGAAACTCACGTATCAGACCAATCAAAAGCATCTACTGGTATCGATGCAGGTATGGTACTTGACGCCAAACAATTGCTTGGAGATTCTGCTGATCAAGTTACTGCTATTGCTATGCACTCTGCAGTTTACACCAAACTACAAAAAGACAACTTGATTCAATACATCCAGCCAACAACTGCGACTATCAACATTCCTACCTACCTTGGTTACCGTGTCATTATCGATGATGGTATTAAACCAACAGGAGATGTTTATACATCATACCTTTTCCGTACTGGTTCAATTGGTCTTAATACAGGAAATCCATCAGGATTGACTACGTTTGAAACTTCTCGTGAAGCAGCTAAAGGTAACGACATGATTTACACTCGTCGTGCCCTTGTTATGCACCCATACGGTGTGAAATGGACTGGCGCAGAAGTGGACGCTGGAAACATCACTCCATCAAACGCTGACTTGGCTAAATTCAAGAACTGGCAACGTGTTTACGAGCCTAAGAACATCGGTATTATCGCTTTGAAACACAAAATTAGCAAATAGATTGGGTAACAGAATATGATTCAAGAATTGAAACAAGACAACACAATGTACTTGATCTCATGCGTTCGGAAAATGCGTCAGGATAATTATTTCAAAGATATGGAAGTTCTTCACTACGCTTTGACCCAAGCAGAAAACGAGATTTTGAATTATATTCACCAAGACAGTGTGCCTGGACGTTTAGAGAACGTATGGATAGACATGACCAACGACTTACTGGACAAGGTCAAGGAGCAAAGCGTGCTTGCTGAAAAAGCCGACGCAGACGACTTTTCGGTTAAGAGTATCAAAATGGGTGATACGACAATCGAAAAGGTTAGTCCTTATGAAATGATTCAACGAATGAAACAAGTGCCGTCATCACTTGAGCGCTACAAGCGTCAGTTGAATCGTTTTAGGAAGCTACTATGACCGAATATGCTAAGACAGTCTTTGATTGCTTGTATGACTGTAAAATGACGGTTAAAGGTTATACAGAGCAAGAGATAGATGGTCTAACCAGTATGTCAGAAAGCGTGCTATTAGAGGACATTCCTTGCAGGATCTCACAAATGAGCAATAGTTCAACGAACGGGAGCGACTATCAAGCTAACGGCTATGATATGAAACTCTTTTGCTCTGTTGTCTATGATATCCCTGCAGGGTGCAAGATTGAGGTGACTGATAGAAATGGGCACGTTAAAGTGTTTACACGGTCTAATGTGCCTATTGGTCAGTATTGGTCACATCAAGAAATTGCTATAAAGCTAGAGGGCAAGTCATGAGTGGCAGTTTTGATTATCGCAGTTTTGCTAAGTTTGCTAACAACTTCAACAGGAACGCAAATCATGCGAAAGTAGACCGATTTATGAGACAGACCTTGAATTATGAAGGTACAGAACTAAAGTCCAAAGTGAAAGAGAGAACACCTGTCGGTGTTTATACGGATCATTGGGTCGAGTTCACAACCAAAGATGGCAAACACGTCAAATTTTGGGCAAGCGCTCATGGTAAACAAGGCGGAACCTTGCAAAAAGGCTGGTCTAAAAGCCGTATCGAAGTATCTGGGCGGACTTATAAGCAGAAAGTTTATAACAAGGTCTACTATGCCCCACACGTTGAGTACGGGCATAAGACGGTCAATGGTGGCTTTGTTCCAGGGCAGTTTTTCCTTCACAAAACGGTTGAAGATACTAAAAGCGATATGGAGAAGCGTGTCCGTGATAAGTATGATGGCTTTATGAGAAAGGTAGTGTTAGGAAATGGCAAATAAAGGCTTTCGGTTGGTCGAGGAGCTGGTTAGTCACATCAAGGGATTATATCCTGACATCAGGATTTATCTGGATGAAGTAGAGCAAGGTTTTAAGGAGCCTTGTTTTTTTATCCATGTGGTTGATACTAAGTACACTCCAGAGGCCAATAAGTATGTGAAAGTACGTTCTAAAGTGGATTTGTCTTATTTTCCTCCTAAGAAAAAGCGTAGCGAGTGTTTAGCAATGCAGGAAGAATTGAGTTATAAACTCTTGCACTTGCCGACGATTCATTTATTTGACCGTCAGTATGAAGTGGTTGACAACGTTCTGCACTGTATTTTTAACGCAAGCACACGCTTGAAGTTAGAAGAGGAAGATATCAAACAACGTGAATTGAAAGTGAAAGAAGAGGTAAAAGATGGATAATGTAGACGGAATTGTGTTCCCTACTGCGGACATTTTGGAAAGTAGCGCTTTTACCAACGGAGAAAAAGACATCTTGGGGGCTATTTTAGATCCAGAAGAGTCTTATAGTTTGGAAGAAGCAAGAGCAAAACTAGAATACGAACTAGGAAGGAAGATTAACTAATGGCAGGTGGAATTTGGAAACGCCAGAATAAAGTAAGACCAGGTGCTTACATCAACGTCAAATCAAAAGACATTGCAATGACACGCCTTGGTGGTGATGGTGTCGTAACAGTACCCTTAGCACTCAGCTTCGGTGAGTCAAAGAAATTGATGAAAATCCGACGTGGTGAAGACCTATTTAAGAAGCTAGGCTATGAGCAAGAAAGCCCACAACTTTTGTTGCTGAACGAGGCATTCAAACGTGTTAGTGAAGTCTTGCTTTATCGTCTAAATACAGGCGAGAAGGCAAACGTAAGCCTTTCAGACAACGTAACGGCTCAAGCTAAATATAGCGGTGTCCGTGGGAATGACATTACAGTAACGGTCAAAACAAACGTAGACGACCCAAGTTCATTTGATGTTATCACATTACTTGACACGGTGGTTATGGATTCACAAACTGTAAAAGTCTTGGCTGATTTGAAAAACAATGATCTAGTTGAGTTTTCAGGGACAGGCGTACTGCAAGCAGTGGCTGGTGCTAAATTGACTGGCGGTACTGATGGTGCAGTCTCAACCCAAGACTACTCAGAATACTTCAAGGCTCTTGAAACAGTTGAGTTTAACTATATGGCCTTGCCTGTAGAAGACGCTTCTATCAAGAAGGCAGCTATCAACTTTATCAAACGTATGCGTGAAGACGAAGGACTTGGTGCTCAATTGGTTGTTGCAGACTCAGACGCAGACAGTGAAGCGGTCATCAACGTTAAAAACGGTGTTATCTTGTCTGATAAGACAGTTATTGACAAGACTAAAGCGACTGTATGGGTTGCAGCAGCAAGTGCAAATGCTGGTGTTGAAAAATCATTGACTTATGAGAAGTATGAAGACTCTGTTGATGTTGTGGGTCGCTTGAGCCATACAGAAACGATTGCTGCTCTTCAAAAAGGACATTTTGTGTTCACAAACAGACGTGATAGAGCAGTTGTTGAAAGAGATATCAACTCTCTTGTGACTATCACATCAGAAACTAATCAAGATTTCCAAAAAAACCGTATACTTCGGACTTTGGACGACATTAGAAATGACACAAAATATGTATTTTCTGAATACTTCCTTGGAAAAGTTGACAATAACGAAGATGGACGTCAAGCGTTCAAAGCGAACCGTATTCGCTACTTCAAAGACCTTGAGGCTCGTGGTGCGATTGAAGATTTCAAAGTAGAAGACATCGAAGTGCTACGTGGTGAGTTGAAAGAGTCTGTAGTGGTTAACGTTAAAGTAAAACCAGTAGACAGCATGGAAAAACTGTACATGACAGTTGTAGCAGAATAGAAAAGGAGAAAGCATGGCTTATTTGAAAGGTCGTGACGTGATTAGCGGTCAGGAAGGTACCGCTTTTATTCACGTCAACGGAAGAAACGAGTTCATGTTCTACATCAAGGAACTTGAAGCAACAGTTAAGAAGAACAAAGAAGAAGTCCGCACCCTTAACAAACGTGGTACGCAGGTAAAAGCGACTGGTTTCAAGGGCGAAGGTAAGATGACCATCTACGGTGTCACTTCAACATTCAAGGAAATGATGTTGGACTACATGAAGAATGGTCGTGATACATTCTTTGATATCCAAGTGACCAATGATGACGCGACAAGTTCAATCGGTCGCCAAACAACTATCTTGCGTGAATGTAACCTTGATGAAGTTGTGATGGGTCAATTAAAAGTTGAGGAAGATTTCTTGGAAGAAGAAGTCAACTTTACTTTTGAAGATGTGGACATCTTGGAAAAATTTAGTGCTCCTAAATTAGGTTAGAAAGAGGATAGATAAATGGCAATTTCAGACTTTTTACTAGAAAACGTTCAACGAGATGAAACGAAAGAAGTAACACTGGAACGTTTTAAATCGCCTTTCGTCATTCGCAGTATTGACGAAAGTCTAAACGATACGTTGAAAAAACGTGCGACAATCAAGAAGAAAAACCGTCAAGGTATGACTATTCCTGAGTTTAATAACGAAAGATACATTGATTCGTTGATGGTAGCCTGCGTTGTTACTCCAGACTTAAAAGACGCTCAACTACAAGAGTCTTATCATACAGTCGGGGATGAAGCAGCAACCTTGAAAACTATGTTGAAGATTGGGGAATACAATCGACTTATGCAAGAAATCCAGTCGCTGAATGGCTTTGATGAAGATATCAATGATCTTGTCGAAGAAGCAAAAAACGACTAGAGGACGGGGATGCAGAGTTGAGTTATGCTTACTACTGTTTGCATCAATTCAACTGGACTCCGTCCTTTTTGGATAGCTTATCTAAACGTGAGAAAGCCTTGATTTTTGCCTTTATCGATATCCGAGTAGAGGCAGAAGAAAAGGAACACAAAGAGATGGAAAGAAAAAGCAAAGGAAGGAGGAGACGGTAGAAGATGACTACATTAATGCAAACACTGGCGCTTAGAGATAATTTCTCAAACCCTTTAAACCGAATTAACAGTACGATTAACAGGACTATTGCTAAGTTCGGCGAGTTGGATAGACGTGTCAAGAAGATGACGCAGACTGCGACGATTAAAGTCAAAGCAGATATGCCTAAGAATTTAACTGCGCCTAAAGCTACTAGCCCTGTAGCGCCAAAAATGGCGACACCTATCACTCCCAAACTTCCTTCAACTGGGCCTCTTGTTGGTGGCCTTGGCGTTGCTACATCTATGCTTGGTCGAATGGCTTCTATCTCTCGTGCTTTGAATTTCATGGTGGCTATTCAAGCCTTGAGGCAAATGGCTAATTTAATGAGTGGTCTGATTAAGTCAGGTGATGATTATATTCAGACCATGGCAAGGCTTAAGACGATAGAAGACGGATCTAAGACAGGTCAAGAACTCCAAGATAGTATCATGGCAGCAGCACAACGCTCAAGGACTGGCTTCGGTATCATGGCAGACTCAGTGGCTAAACTACGTTTACAAGCTGGAGAAGCTTTTAAGAGCAATGATGAAGCTATTGCATTCGCTGAACAGTTGAACAAGCTGTATAAAATTGGTGGTGCAAGTTTAGAGCAACAAAAAGCAGGGACGCTTCAAATCACACAGGCACTTGCCTCAGGGGTTCTTCGTGGTGATGAGTTTAACTCTATGATGGAGAACGCTCCGCTTGTTGCCCAAAAACTAGCTAGACACCTTGGTGTCAGCGTCGGGCAACTACGGGCAATGGCTAAAGATGGCCAATTAACTGGCGATACTCTTAAGAACGCTCTGCTTGGTTCAGCAGTTGAAACAAACGCTGAATTTGCGAAAATGCCGATGACCTTTGCCGACATGATGACTCAGGTTGGTAACGTAGCTTCATACGCATTTCAGCCTTTGATTCAAGCATGGCAAGAGTTCATTAACAGTACCGCTGGACAAAACTTCATGGCTGGTTTAGAAACTGCTATGTTTGCGATTGGCCAGATAGCGTTATGGCTCTTTAATCTCTTTGTTGCAGGCTGGGACTGGGTGACAGAACACGCTAATTTTGTAATCACTGCTTTTGAAGTTTTGGCTACAGTGGGTGTCATTGCAGGTTTAGCAGTTGCAGCTGCATGGGCAATAGCTAACTGGCAAATACTCTTAATCATCGCAATTGTTATTGCAATTGCGGCCGCTTTGAGTGAGTTGGGTATTTCTTTTGTAGATGTTGCGGCTACCATTATTAGTATGTTTGTATACATCGGAGAAACAGTATACAATGTCATACTATTCATCATCAACTTGTTTATATTCTTAGGCTCTGTGATTATCAATGTCTTTATAGGAATTTGGAATGCAGTAATAACCGTTGCTGAAGCAATTGCAAACACATTTCTAATGGCTGTTTGGGCAGTTAAGAAAGCATTTGCCACTCTTGCTAAAGCAGTTCTAGGTGCATTTGCAGCAGTCGCAGATGGCGCAGCCAACGTTGCTACAGCTATAGGTAATGCTTTTATAGCCGGTGCCAATATGGCTATTAAGGCTATTAACTGGATTATAAAAGCAATAAATAAAATCCCCGGTGCTCCTAAAATAGGAGAGGTTGGTGAAATTGGTGCTATGTCATACAATGGAGGACTTGGCAACTCAATTCGAGGGCTAGCTGATGGTTTAGATCCTGGTTCTGCTCCTGAAAAAGTTTCTTTTGCTGGTATGAAAGGAAAAGGTTTAGAACTACACAATCCAACAGAAGGATTGAAGAACCCTATGCTTGATTCAATGGCAGCATATCAAGGGACGAAGAATTTCTTTAATGGTATCGGTGACGCCATGAAAGGTTTTGGAGACAAGATGAAGAAACAAGACGAACTTGCTTCTAAATTTGACCAAATGAACCAAACGCCTGCAGGGGCTGGTGCTCCTTCTGGTGGTGCTGGTGGTCTTGGCGACAAGCTAGGAAAAGGCAAGAACATTGGGAACGTCGGTAAGATTGAGGATGAAGTCAAGCTGAAAGACGAAGATATCAAGATGATGCGTGATGTTGCAGAACGAAAATACATCATTGATTACCAAGTTTTAACACCTCAAGTTAGTGTTAAATATGAGTCTAAAAATAGCGCTACTGAACAGGATATCGATGATTTAGTTGACAGAATTGAAGAAAAGATTGTCGGACTGGTCGATAGCGACCTAGGAATTGCGTAGGAGGTAGAAAGAAATGGCGATTGGTATTTTCGTAGAGTACAAAGGTCAAGTCACACAACTTCCTGTCAATCCAGAAGAACTGAAAACAAAGAATATCGCAAATAATGAGTCCACAACGAGTATTGCGCTAGGAGAAATAACCCAGATGAGTTTTCCTAAACTCTCTGAGGTTACTTTCACTTCATTCTTCCCTAGAGACACTTTCCGCTCATATGTCCTGAATAAATCAGGAACGCCTGAAACCTATGTCCGACTCTTAAAGAAAATCATGGACGGGAAAGAACCTTGTCGCTTGATTATATCTGGCGTGGGTATCAATATGCTTGCGACAGTTGAGAGTTTTGAGCAACAAAGAAAAGCTGGTATTCATGAGGATGTTTACTACGACATCACTTTCAAAGAGTACAAGATGGCCAAGGCTCGGTTTGTAAAAATCGAAAAGAAGGTATCAGAGGAGAAGAAAGCTAGTCAGCCTCAGAAAGAGCAAGCCCCTTCGACTAAGAAAGAAGTGACTATCGGTGCAAAGGTGCTCGTCAATGGGCAGCTACACAGAGATAGTTACGGAGAAGGCCCAGGTCAAACTGAGTCAAATGCAACTAGGCTTGTCAATTATATCAATATGAAAGGGTCACATCCTTATCACGTTACCATGCTGGATGGCGGTTGGCGTGGTTGGGTTACTGCTGATTCGGTGCAAGTCCTATGATGGAATTTCTAATTCAAGATGTGAATGACGGTAAAGTCTTTGATATTACTGAGTTGGTCAGTGGTGTCAAATGGGAAACCAGCATTGATTTTCAGCCCGGAAAACTTGAGTTTGATATAATTATAGACTCACAGGTTGCTTGTAACTTTGGGGATGTTATTCGCTTCAAGGTGGATGATAAGGGCATTTTTTACGGCAAAGTTTTCAAGAAAAAGCGGAAATCAGCCAAGAAATGGTCGGTTACTGCTTATGACAGAATGAGGTATCTGAAAAACACTGATACAATCGTGTTTGAAGCCTCTAAAAGTCATGAAATCTTTAGTAAGATTTGCGAAATCTCAGAACTTGAGTACAAGGTTGTTGATGAAGGGAACTGGACGTGTCCGGAGAAAATCGAAGATAAGAAAACTTATTTTGCGATGATACAGAATGCCTTAGACTTAACGTTGATTCATGGCGGCATGTGGTACATCATCAGGGATAACTTTGGTACAGTCGAGCATATAGCGTTGAATTCGCTGATTACTGACTTAGTGATTGGGGATGATAGCGTAGCTACAGACTTTGACTATGAAGGCTCTATCGATGACAGTTTCAACTATGTAAAGTTGACTAAAGACAACAAAGAGAGTAAGAAGCGTGAAGTTTACGTTGTGAAAGACTCTAAAAACGTTGCTCTTTGGGGCAAGTTGCAGTACCACGAAAAAGTGGATGAAAAGATGAATGAGAGTCAGATTCAACAAAAGGCTGAACTCTTATTGAAAGCTAAGAATCATCCTAAAAAGACTTTTAAAGTCCCTTGTTTAGGACATCTTGGAATCAGTGCAGGCAATAGTGTGGTGCTGGATTTTGCTGATTTAGAGTCTGAAGGGATTAAGAAGAACAGTCTTGGGATTATCTCTAAATGTACCCACAAGTGGGACAAGGTGCATACAATGGATTTAGAATTGAGGACGCTGGAATAATGGCAGGAGAGTTATTAGCACGCCTTTTGGCGCAAGGAGTAGATGATGGAACAGACAGAACAGACATTGTTTTTGGATCTGTCACATCTGTTTCTCCTCTGACAATCAAGGTTAATAATAAACTTGAAATCCCTGAGTCCTTTTTAGTTCTAAGTCCGATGGTTAAAGAACTACGCACTGGAGATACTGAAGGGGACAACAAGAGATGGATTGTTTTTCGTGATCTTGAAGCAGGAGACAAAGTCTTAATGATTAAAGCCCAGAACGGGCAATTATACTACGTTTTACAAAGGATGGAGTGAAGATGGTAGATATACGAAACATTGAAGAAGTTGTTTTGCCATCCTACACTTATCAAGTGAAAAATGGCAGAATACACGGATATATAGATGGATTAGAAGCCATGAGGCAAGCAGTTGAAAAGATTTTGCTTACAGAACGGTTTGAGTGGGTTATTTACTCTTCGAACTACGGAGTAGAATTGGAGCGCTTGATTGGAAAATCTTATGATTTTGTAAAAGCTGACCTTGAGAGAACAATTTCTCAAGCCTTGTTAGTTGATACAAGAATTAAAAGTGTCCAAAATTTCTTCATCGAGCAGCAAACCAAGGACAGCTTGCTTTGTGTCTTTGAAGTCCATACCATATCTGGTTTATTTAAAGTTGAAAAGGAGGTGACGCTGATTAATGATAGGTGATTTCTTAGAAAAATACACGTTTGATTATCTGATGAATGACGCTCTTTCTCGAGTCAATGAAAATATTGATACACGGGAAGGTTCTATCATCTATGACGCATTGGCGCCTGCTTGTTACGAGTTAGCTGGTTTTTATTTGCAGTTGAAAAATCTACTGCTAGATACATTCCCACAGACTGCTATTGGTCAATACCTAGACTACAAGGTTGAAGAGTTCGGTCTACATCGTTATCCGTCAAAAAAAGCGGTACGCTTTGCGGAGTTTAAAAATGAGAGAAAAGAAGGCGTACAAATCGCTTTGGGTTCTCGTTTTGCGACAATTGACGATGCTGCACTCATCTACAAGGTAGTTCGTGCCACAGATGTAGCTGGCAAGTATGAAGTAGAGTGTGAGACGGCTGGCGTTGTCGGAAATCGCTACTATGGTAATATCTTGCCCTTGGAAAACTACAGAAACCTCGCTACTGCAGTCTTAGGGGAAATCGTTACATCTGGCCAAGATGAAGAAACCGACGATGAATTGCGGAAGCGTTTCTTGATTTACGTCAACGAGAAACCTTTTGGAGGCAACTTCATTGAGTATGTTCAGCGTGTTCGTGAAATTGACGGTGTTGGCGCAGTTCAGGTTTATCCAGTTTGGAATGGCTCAGGGACGGTTAAAGTGGTTGTTTTAGACAACGACTTGAACTTAGCATCTACTGAGACAATCAAGAAGGTACAAAACGTTCTGGATCCACTAGAATATACTGGAAAAGGAGTTGGACTTGCTCCTATCAATCATCGTGTGACGGTTACAACTGCGACACGGTTCCCGATTGATATTGAGTTTAAGATTGAGTTGATGACAGGATTTCAGCTAAATCAAGTAAAAGAAATGGTAGACAAGACTCTAGACCAGTATTTCTTAGACTTGAGAAAGAACTGGGCACAATACTCAGATGTCAACACCTACAGCATGAAAATCTATCGCTCGCAGTTGATGGCCAAGCTACTGACCATTACAGGTATCGCAAACGTAGATAAGATGAAACTGAACAACCGTGAAGCTGATTTAGCACTTGTTTTCACAGGACAACTACAACAATTGCCGTATAAAGGGACAGTGAGGACAGTTTAATGGTAAAAGAAGTAAACTTATCTGAATACGTTCCAGATTACTACGAGGGTGTCAAAGATATGAAAGAACTGGTTCGGGTTGAAAATGCTCTATTTAAAGACGGGACTGTCTCGTTAGAGCAGTTCATCAAGAATCAGTTTATTATGCTCTGCGACGTTCCTACCTTAACGAAGTTTGAGGAAGTATACGGTATTGTTGCTCACGCTGACGATACGTTGGAGTGGAGAAGAGAGCGTGTTTTGTTGCGGATCAATATGAGGCCACCATTTTCATGGTGGTTTTTAATTCGCAAATTAGACGACCTTTTCGGAAAAGGAAAGTACAAGGCTTCAGTAGATTTCGCTAATCAGGTCTTACTGATTGAGTCTGGAGCAGAAACAAGCGGACTTTTTAGAGAATCAGTCATTTTTGTCAATGCAATCAAACCAGCAAATATGGGCTATACACATATCCCGACAGTAACAGAACGAGTCAAGCTGAAAGAACGGTTATTCAAGACATCAGTAGACTTTGCTAGAGCAGGTTATGCAGTTGTAGGAGTGACACCTTTTGAATATGAAGGGCCACAAGAGGAGGTTTTATTCAATGATTAAAGAAACGTTACTAAATACAGTTACAGAAACCGTACTAGCTAAAATCAATAAAGCAAGGTTGAATGACAATCAGATTGTGACGATACAGAAGCAACGAGAGCAACATTTTGTCCTTATTGATTTCTTGATACCAGACTCAATCAGAGAAATCAATAAGATTGAGTTGCTAGACAGTTCAAACATACCTCAATCTGTCATTGATGTATACGTTCCGATTGAAACAACGACACGATTCAAATATAGACTGGAGGTGCTAACAGATGGCTAAAATCTGGAGGTCAAGAGATATTATCGGCGCTGAAGATGCGCAACGATGGGAAAATAAAGCCGACGCAACCCATCGTCACAAGGTTTCAGACATTGACGGTCTTGAAGCGATTATCGGCAATCAAACAACAAATAAAGCGAATCAAGCAGACCTTAATGCTCACATTCAAAATCAAAACAACCCACACAATGTCACTAAGCAGCAAGTGGGTCTAGGGAATGTTACGAATGTTGAGCAAGCAAGTAAGCAAGATTTTAACAATCACACTACTAATCGTAACAACCCTCATAGCGTCACAAAGGCGCAGGTTGGATTGGGAAACGTGACAAATGTGGAACAGGCTAGTAAGCAGGAGTTTAATGCTCACGCTACTAATCGAAATAATCCGCATAGTGTGACGAAATCCCAAGTTGGTCTGGGTAACGTAGACAACATTAGACAAGCAAGTTATGAGTCAGTAGAGGCTTTAAAGCGTGAGTTTCAGGAGCACGAAGATAGACTAAATGCTATCGAGTACATGTTCTTGCAGAACGACTTTACTGCTCCGATTCGTACGGAAGACGGTACAGAACATACTTTACTTGCTGATGAAAACGGTCATGTAATTGTTGCAGATTGGAAATACAGAATGGAGGTACAATATGGCAGTAATTAGTACACAGACACGAAAAGTAACTGACTTGCCACAAATATATCAGGTCAACAACTGGGATAACATCATGATTCATGATGGCCGTGGGTTGAAAAAAGTGTCTGTGCAGACATTAAAGGATGGAATAAGTAGCAATGTATCAGTAGCTACGTCGAGCTCGAACGGAATTGTCAGGCCAGATAATTACACGACTGAGGTCTTAAACGGTACAATCAAAGCCAAAACCGCAACAGCTGGCTCAAACGGAATTGTTAGACCTGATAACTCAACGATTACAATCGATGGCTCGGGTGTTTTACGAGTAAACAGGTCAGCTCTTGGGATTCCAAGTACACCGTCCGAAGTAATCGCAAATAAATTTGTAAACCAGAACGGAAATCAGCAAATGAAGTATTGGTATGGGTCTAAAGCACAATATGATGCAATTAGCACCAAAGACCCGAACACAATCTATGATGTGTACAATGTAGAGGTATAAAATGGCTACAAGAGAAGGAATCTATGTCGGAGGGCATGAAATTGTCCGAAGATATGTTGGTGATCGGCTAATTTGGAGTAAAAATATTTTTCAGGAATTTGGAAGAATACTTTTTTATGTTTCTGTACCTAACGATTCAAATAATCGATTATTGTGTGGCGTTCCAAGTGCAACAGGATATGATAATGATAAATTTTGGAATTTAATTTTATCAAAAAATGTAGAATTTCAAGTAACAAAGGAAAATAGAAAAATTCAATTCACTGCAACTGAACCTAGTAATAGGGAGCTCTCTGTTTTTAGTAATTTAAGAGATATAGGAAATCCAGCTAGATCATTTTATATAAACTTAAAAAATCCAAATGATATGCAACATCTGATTCCTAATGGTTTAAATCGATTTGCATTATCAGGTGCAATTTATAAAAAGAAGGAAGTATAA